GACTTGCTAATTTCGTATATGGTCTAGGATTTCTCATCGGGTTAGGTATCGCGTAGCTCGAGAGGTTTGCAACTAGGTCTTTCCTCTTGTTTACTCGCGTAACCGATAATCTTATCGTCGGGTCGAATCCGAATGATTCGGGTGTAGTAAAGGTTTTTTCTTTACTCTCAAATTTTGATACTTCGTACTCGATCTGTTCTATTTCTCGCCAGTGGAGAGAATCTATTGAGGTAATTTTTCTCACGTCCCTTGGGTTGTTAATCCACGGTTCGCGCAGGTAATTATTATACATTCTCTTCCAGTTGTACGGGAATATCGCTTGAGGTGCATTGTTAAATATATTAAATCCTTGTTTGAGGCAGTATTCGTACTCCTTTCGGAATCTGTCCCACACAAAGGACCATACCCTATGAATTAATGCCGTTTCTCTATTATAACTAAGTGAATCTTTCACTGCTGTAGGCATAGTTAACCATAGGTTGCCGGAGTTATTTTCTGGGAATAGAGTCTTCAGCTTGAAGTCTCCAACTCTCCTCATTTCGTTGTTATTACGAAGGTAGAGAATTTCTCCCATGATATAACCCCGTTCGGATTTATGGGTTTTTCTATCATGTACTATAAAACCAATTGCACCTTGATGCGTTAATAGTTGTTCCATTGACTCCTCATCCTTGTGGGATGACGCATTGTCGTCACCCTTCAAGGAGAAGTTCCTGAGGGATATTTTCTTCTCTTCGAGAAGAGCTACATGTGGTATAGCGTTAGCGATGGTAAGTGCGGGGTAGGATATACCGTAGCACATATGGATGCCTTTCTTTGTGATAATTTGGTCACATTCGAATTTTTCGGCATCTATCATCCACATCGCTGTTAGCCAGTCCGTGTAGTCGAGGTCGTCTTTCTCGTTGGCATAACAGCCAACTCCTAGTTTACGGTTCTGATCATATCTCTCTTCAATATCTTTGTCGAATCTTTTTAATGTATTTTCATATTTGAATTCTTCGCGCCCATTCCTGAATTTTTCGAACATTCTGACGAATTTTTCGTCTATGTCGAAGACGGGGGGGCGTTTCTTCTTCTCGAACCCCTTGGTCTTAGATTGGCTCTGACCATATGATCCGAAAAGATCACGTGGGGTCCGATTAGATATTCGACAATTTCGGAAAGTTGTTTCTTTTGCGCAACGGTACATTCGACTCGTTCGATTATACCGTACCATATTGTCCTCGCCACCTCAAATGGAATTTCGTCCGTGGAGTTCTTAAAGTCTCCACTAACGAAGAATTTCTCAGGTTGGATCCTAGGATCCATTTCTCTGAAGGTGTTCGGGCAACACGCAGAAACGACTTCGAAGCCGATATTTCCTACAAAGTTGGCTGCTATGACAGCATGCCATGTTGGCACATTAGGGACTCTATGTTTATTACCTCTCTGAGGTATATCTTTAGCATATAGATAGGGTTTTAGGCCCTTTTCTTTTCTGTACATAATAACAGAATATGCATATTGGATTAGTTTATAAGAGTCCTTCTGACGTGCTTGGAACTCAGCTTTCATTTGTTCCATGAAATTATATTCCGTGAAGCTTCCGTCTTCGAAGATTTTGAGTCTATCGAACTCAGGGAACTTTCGGCAATCGCCTCTCTCGAGATACACATCGATGTTTGATGTATCGAATCTTTTTTCGTGTGTTAGGATGATAGAGGATATTAGATCTCTACCTCCTGACGTGCGAGGGGATTCAATGACACTTTTATTCGATGCCATACTTGGGAGTAGATTGGCGTAGATACTAATTTGCTTCTTATCTAGATATAGATCTAGCCACTTACCGATCTGTTCCATCGAGATTACTCTCTTAGGGTCAGTGGTATAGTGTTCGAGAAGCTTCAGAGGATTTTGAGATTCTGGTGACGGAACCGCTCTTCTGAGCGAGTATAACACCATCAGACATTCCTCTGATAGATATTTGTATGGGAACTCTTCATTAATACCTAATAGATACTTCAGAGCCCCTTCTGATAATTCCTGAATCATGCCATAGGCCGTTTCGTAAGTAGATTCTTCAACAGCCTTCTGGATGATAAGTCTATCATGACTGCGTAATCCGCATACCCATAAACCCTGCTTAACTGTTCTGTAGAACTTCTGCATTCGACGGAAGTTTCTACGAAGGACACTAAGATTTGGGTCGATTTTCTCCCTTTCTCGCTGGAACCCTTTGGGGGTTTTCAACTCATTAGGGAGAGATTTGTAAGGGTACTGAGGAACGTCCGCCAATTTAATTGGCTGGGGCGATACCTCGTCGGACAGCAGTCTTGGGAATATTTACTCCTCCTGGCCTAATGTAATTCACATCAGGGTTGGGTTCATAAATCTGTTCCCCGTCTTTGAATAATCTCGCACATGCGAGGATATCGACACGATCGTTCGGCGACGCGTTTATCGCGCGTTTCGCCATCCTTACGGCTGTATTAAAGTCGTCGACTTTATACGCTCGCAGGCAGATCTGTCTTAACTGTGGTCCCTTTGGACCGGCAAAGAAAAATGGTTTTGCCGTTTGATTTCGGCGAGGTTGAATAGGGGCTTGAACCTTCTTAGAGGCAGGTTTCACCTGCTTCTTTTTTT